CGGTCACCTTGGTGCCCCTCACAGAGGCCTCAATTTGTGCAGTAATCCATTCGTTCACGTCACCGACCGCTTCGGTCAATCCATCGTATACGGCAGTACCCATGATAGCCTTAGCCCGCTCCATGGACCGCGCAAACGCTGCAGACATCGTAGCCTTGTCCCAGCCCTCTGTGCCCTTGATGCTGTCGACGAATGTCTGTTGCGTCTCGATCACGGCGGTCTCGATCGCAGCGGCGGCCATGTTGAGATAATACTGCAGACGCTCCCTGGTCTCCGTGTTCTGCACGGCCAGTGCCCTGGTCTGCAGAAACGTGACTCCGGCTTTGATCCCCCACAGGATCGCGGGTACCAGCAGCAGCTGGATCAATGTGATGATGATCTGTGTCCAATCGATTTCCATGAAAGTGTCCTCCATTTCTATAGCAGGCTTATGACGCCTTGCTTTTGCAAAAATAGCTCCTGTTCACTTTTGATTGCGTCGGCGGCTTGCAGTGCTTTCGAAACATTGCCGTTGCAGTGCCCATCTCTGACCGCCTCAGCTGTGGCTATACCCAGTTTCAGCGATACACAAGATGATCGCAGCATCAGCAGCTGGTGCTCTTCTCTCGCGTTCTCACGAGCTTCGCGAACGGCGTCTGACTTTGCGATCTGCCGCTTTATCATCCACATTCCGAATCCGACAGCGGCCGATGGTACTCCGATGGCTACCAGAAAAAGCCAAGTATCTGTCATGCTTCTTCTCCTTTCCGTCGTATTTCGGGTATGAAAAAGCCCGGTCAGGCCGGGCGGGAAGCGGGAGGTTATTCGGGGTTCGCTGCGGGTTTTTCGGTCTCTTCCAGTGGCTTTATATCCCGCTGGATATTGGCGATGATCACGGCGACTTCCTGGTAAGGCCTTGTGATCAGGTAGTCGACAGCCTTTTGCAGGACGACCTGGCTGACAATGAATTTATCCGGCATAGTAGTTACCTCCTTTTTTTATTGTCGGAATATGGCGATTATCCAGTAAAGATGCATGATTGCCACAGCCGACTTGAACCCTGATAAGAATATGCACGCACGATATAGCCATGCATATTTGTGGATGTTCGCGGCAATCAACCCTATGAAAAGCGTCTGAGACGCGATGATTACCGCCCATCCGCCAACCCATGACCAGTTAAAAAGCGCAGAAGCCAGCGGATTAATTTCGGTTACGAAATTGCAAGTCACACCGATAAAGGTACAGAAGTAGTCATACGCGGTTAGTGCAATAATCCAAAGGATAATTTTTGTTTGTCTGGTCATGTCATCATTCCTTTCTATTTAGCTGAAATCCGCAACCACCAAAATCCCACCGACAAATGACATCGTCACATATCTGCTGCCTAAGGAATCATAGACCCGCATTGAACCGATATCCTTGCCTATAGATGCCCCGTTGCGGTATGGCTGATTGGCATAGACCGCGCCGCATCTGATCGAGTTTGATGTCCCACAGTCCAGCGTATAAGTGCTATTCGCAGCTACTCCAAGCCCTATACGACGAGCCGTAATCTCACAGTCTGTCGTACTGCCAACAATGTCGTTGCTACCCATATTGATGTTTCCAGACATTGTTCCACCAGCTAAAGGCAAATAATTACTAGGAGTCAAGTTTCCAGCATGCCAGATGGAATAACCATCCACACGGATATCCCCGCCGTTTGATCCAATCGGAACCTGAAAACGGACAGTTCCCAAATAATTATCGATGTGCCAGATACTATCTGCGGCGGTTCCAGACTTTGCGTGGAAATTGAAGTACGCATCCGCATATATACCGTTTGCATTTGCAGTATTTAACGATATTGCCGCATCTGGAGCTATAATCGGTACGCTTAATGTAAGTCCATTTGATCTCGTCAGCTTCAGCAAGTCTCCTGATTCGTCAAGAACAGAAAATTCGTTGAATTTAGTCGTTACATTAATATAATCCGATCCGTCAGAGTTATTGGCAATAATTTCGGCTATACCTGCGTTCAAATCCGCGTCACTCGTGAACCGCGCAAAAGCGGACTGTCCGTCACCTGCCGCAAACGGGATATTTGCGCCAACTTCGAGTATCCGTGAATAGTCGAGAAGCATACCGGCCTTATTCACGGATGTCGCATTCAGGTATGTACGTGTTTCGGCATTTGTGGCACTAGCGTCGCCGAACAGCTGTAGATGCATGACATCCGCAGGAGTGGCCGCAGCATCGTCAGTCCAGTGCCGCATAGCCGACAGTGTCTGGCCTTTCCACAGGTACGCAGGATCAAAGTCGATGTAGTTTTTAACATCGCTGTCAGCTCTGATTGTTTTTACCCATAGGGTGTCGGTGTCGATCATGTCAGCGAGGATAGACTTTGCTTCGATCAGGCTTGTACGCAGATATCCGCCTTCGATGATCGTCTGCCCAGCCCTTGCCAGCGCCCGCAGTTCCTCGGCATCACCCAACGCGCCGAATACGGATGTCAGTGCGTCTTGCGATGGCATTGTGCCGTTGAACCATGCTATATCTGGGAATAGGATATCAAGGATAATGTCCATCTGCGCCGCAGTCGGCTTCGATGATAGATTTGAAAGGTCTATTGCAAGAGCGTACTGGACTTCCATGATCTTGCCGTTGGCGGTTGCCGCATCAGCATAGTTCTGGTAGATCATGAACTTGAAATTTCCTGTTGCATCAGATGGCAGGGTGTCTATTACTGACAAGTCATACCATGTATTGCTTGTGGGTGATGTATACGTTTTTACTAACTTATTGGCGCCAGCCGTTGTACCGTCATAGTAGATGGTGAGCATCGTACAAGCTGAATTTGTAACCCGAACTTTAGCCTTCAAGAAATAATCATGCAGGGTATTAACTGGAGCATCCGTGTATTGAGCAATTCCGGCATATGCGTTAGTACCGTTTCCGGTATCAGTCATGGTATTTGATGATGCAGATATTGTGCTATATCCTGCCGTCCAACCCGTCGTATCTTCAAAGTCGCCATTCTGGATAATGTTAATGCCGCCTCTGGCCTTGAATTCTTCCAGCAATCGAATCGTGGATGTTGACAATGAGTACTTATTGAACCAGCTATTCGGTAAAGTGGAAAGCATTTCATCAATTTCGGTTGCAGTCATGGTATCGATGCCGAGAGCGGTGAGATCCATAGCTGTCACATACTGGACTTCCGCAACTTTCCCATTGGCGGTCGCGACATCTGCATAACGATGATAGATAAGAACGCGTAGATTGCCATCTTGTGTTTGGATAAATATTTTACTCAAATCAATGTCATACCATGTATTTATTGTAGGATTATTTACTGTTATTGATATTGAAGTTCCGCCATATTTATAAACCTGCAATGTTATGCTTAGGCAGACCGAATTAGTCACCCTTACACGAGCTTTGCCATATACCAAATGGCCAGATATGGCAGCGCCAATAACATGTTGAAAAGCTTGTGGATATGAACTGTTTCCAGCACCAGTTATCAATAGTGTTTTTGCAGTTGCTGATAGGGTAGCACCAGAAGCGGTCCATCCTGTCGTACCATCTGAAAAATCGCCGTTCGTCACAAGGTTCTTCAGATCGTACAAGGATAGCTTCGTCGTATTCGCCGTTGTCTGTGCCGCATCTGCCAGCGTCTTTGCCTTCGCCGCAATCGCATTCAGCAAAGCAGTACGGGCATCATAGTATTCCTTGAACTTCAGCCGCAGCGTAGCACCATCATCAATCGTAGTTGTAGTGGTCAGACTGGTAAACAGCGGGTAGGTCGTGTTGATGTAAGTATTCAGCACCGTGTACTTCGTGCCGTAGGTTGTCTTTTCGGTTGTGATCGTAAAAAGGTCCGCTTGCGTATCATTCACGGTCTTCTCGGCTACGATCGCGTCCCATTCTTTTTTCAACAACTGCTTTTCTACCGCGGTTATTTTATTGTCCGCGGAAATGTCGGTCAGCTGTGAAAGGGCGCTGGTGGCGTTCGATGAAGCGGTGTCTGCTGTTGATTGGGCGGCACTCGCAGCAGCTTGAGCAATAGCAATCGTAGCGTCCCTTGCTGTCTGCCAAGCGCTGCCAGACCACCGGTATAGCTTGTTATTATCGTCCGTATCAACCCAAAGATCACCGACCGCTGAGGCCGTTGGCTGGGCAGCCTGATAGAAGGTGACAATTTTCCCGTCAGCTGTTGCCTGTGCGTCGGCGGCATCGGATATGGCCTGTGCTATACCGGCATCTTTGATCGACACCCATGCCGTGCCGGACCAGCGATATAGCTTATTGCCGTCGTCGCTGTCGATCCACAGATCGCCTACGCCTTCCGCTGTGGGGGCTGTAGCCTGGACAAAAGTCGTCACCTTGCCGTCTGCTGTGCCTTGCGCAGTGGCTGCATTTGCGATCGCGGTAGCAGCGTCTGATAACGCTTGTGTAGCGTCGTCCTGAGCCGCGTTTGCAGTCGTATCATCGGTGTATTTACTGGCCAACGTCCAGTCACCGGCGACATAAGCCCCGGACGCACGAGCGGTTGAACACCTTTTCAGATCTCCTGCAGGTCCTCCAGCCCACAAGTCACCCACGTCATAGGGTGTCGTAGGCGTAGCGGTAAATACCCGGCGCTTGCTGTCTGCGGTGTCCTGCGCAGCTGCTGCATCGGATAAAGCCTTTGTCACGTCAGTATCGGTGATTTTTGCCCATGAATACGTGCCTGTAACCAGCTGAAAGCGATATGAATAGCCAGTTGCCGTATCGTAAAACAGGTCACCCAAGTGCTGATTTTTCAGCTCTGTCGTTGTCCAGGCATTTGCCGGTGCATTTACTAAACTCGGGACATAGGCATAAAACCATGTCGTGATAGATCCATCAATCTGATTTTGCAGGTCAGACGCCACACCGTTTACGAAAGATTGCGCGGCTGCATAGGCGGCGTCCGCTTTCGCTTGCGCTCCTGCTGGCGTCTCTTTGGTTGACGGATCGTAGCCGGATTCAAAAGTCGTACCAGGGCCGATGGTTACCCATTCGGCGTTGATGCCCATGACAGAAAGAGTCCGCAATAGCATGTTTCCGTCAGCTGATAATCCGCCGTTCCATGTTTCTCCACCATCGCTAGACCATGCGAACACGCTCCCTGCAATCCTCCAGATATAGGTTGATTCATTGAGCAACGCGTTGTCATGGATGTACGCGATAATTGACCCGTCTTCCTGAGGAACATTCGTCCGATAAAAGCCCCCAGCTTGTGAGATCAAGTCGGCAAATTGCGCACTCACCTGCTGATAGGTAGTTAATTGGCTAGACTGTTCCCGA